CGGGCTAACCACCTCGGGCATTAAGCCCGGTTCCAGCTTGTAGATTGCGCCCGGGCGTAGCTCAATTAGGCTTTCATCGGTGGTGACCTTTTCGCCATCTGGCACAGCATCCTGCAAAGCATACCCAGGCATGCCCGGATTCGCAGCATCCTGCGTGAAAAATAGCGTTAGCATGGTGCTGATGATATTAGCCGTCAGCTCCGCGCCCACATAACGGTCAAGCTGCTTCAGCTGTTCGATCATCGGCGCGACAAACGGCACACCGCGCGCCTGATCAGGCCGCTCTGCTGTCATAACATGCAGCACATTAGGCGTTCCCGTAGTACGGCCAAACGCTTCAATGCGGGTATGCTTAATTGTGCGCATGTCGTTTCTTGCCAGAGGGTGGCGGTTGGTAATGTGGTAAGCAACCACTGTCCCCTGTGCGTCCATCTCCACGCCATCTACAATACGGCCGCCGTTGGCCAGCATGGTTACGGTGCTTTCGCCGTTGCTGTCTGGCGTGCTTACCATATCCGCTTCCAGCAGGCGCACATGCGTGCTGTAGGGTGTTCCCGCAACGGGATACATGGGCAACATGGCAATCACATCGCCGCTAAGCAGGGTGGATAGGTAAGCCAGTTGCTGCAACTGGTAAAACGTGTGGCGGCGCGTGGCGTCACAGTTTTTACTTTGCGCCCACAAAGCAAATTCACGCTGCGCCTTCCGCTGCCATTGCAATGCGCTTTCTTCTGGTATGCCCAGTGTTTCATAGTCAATTTTGGGCTTGGGTATAATGCCCCCGCCAATCACGTTGGTTTTTAACGTCCGCGTTGCGCCGCGTGTAATGCCGCCGCCAGCGTCCAGGTCGCGCGCACGTTTGCGTAGCAGCGAGCCGTGTACATCAATCTCCGCGGCAGCGTCTCCGCCAATAGGGGTAAACCCCAATAGTGTTGTTTTTCGCCGATCTGCGCCATGATTTCCATAGCCGCTTGCCGCCATGGTTACACCAGCTTCACGGATCGCCTTTTGCTGTAAGCGCTTCAACCGTTTCTCAAACATGCTGATGGCTCGCTTGGGCGCTACCTTTTCTACAGCATGTTCCAGCAGGTTTGGCCTGATAATCACTTTCTGAATCAATCCCGAATCACCACCGTTCGTACGCTGTTTGCCGCTGCGTTGCTGCGTAAGCCATCCAGCACGCCCCCGTAATAGCGTATTTGGTCACGGATGGTTCGCATATCCAGCATGGTCAGTTTGCGAGTGCCAATCTGGTATTCCTTAACCGTCCCGCTGGCCAGCGCTTTTTCGGCGTCTTTCCAAAGCGTTAGCATATCCTTTGCTTCAGCTTCGGTGTACAGGTCATTCAGCGCCATGGTATGCACACCCCTTTATAATTGTATTCCGCCGCTTAGCATCCTTGTGCCGCGGGGGTTAGAAGGTTGGCCGGCTGTACTGGCTGGTTTTCCCTTAATCCGGCTTTCTATCTTATCAAAGTCCCATGGGCATGCCTTGAAGGCTGCGCGCCCGTAGTTGCGGCAGTCCAGCGCTTCGTTTCGGCGCACACCGGGCAGCATCACCCAACTGGTCATGTTTCGACCGCCGCGGGTATTGATCACCATGTGTTCACTCAGCAGCCCCCGAAACCATTCCAAAGTGTAGCCCGCGTGCTCGTTCTCTGGAAAGTGCATGTACTTTGGTCCCGGCTTTTCCACCGTGCTTGCGCTCATGATGGCAGCCTTACCGCTGTCTACCCCAATCAAAAACAGCACGCTTTTTTTCTTGCTCATTTCCACATAGGGGCGGCTGTTGCCGGGGAAGCCTTTGATCGCGAATACGCGCTTATTGTTTCGTGCGGCAGTTTCGCGGTAAACAGGGTTGGTTTTATGTCCACCGCTATCAACAAAAGTTATGGATATTCGCATAGCGCGCCCGTTAGCCATTTGCCATTCACGATCTATCACTTCATCCAATTGCGCCCACACGTCAGCATCTTCAGGGTCACCCGGTATTTCCCCTCGCTGGATGCCCCAGCTTTCCTCGTTGCGCCCCCATCCAATCACCTCATATTCCAGTCGGTTGTCCTGGGTATCCACACCACAGGTGAGCACCAGTACGCCTTCCGGCACTTCCGCGTTGTAATGCTCTCGCCTCGCAAACAGTTTTTCAGGGTCTCCGCTTCGGTCGCGCAGCTCCCACGTTTCCCCAAGGTCGGTATTGTAAAAGGCTTGCAGCTTTGGGTCATCATCTTTTGCGTTCAAAAACGTTAGGATAATATTTTCCCAGTTGCTTCCGCCCAGTGTGCTGTAAAATGCGTTGATTCTAAAGCTTCGTATTTTCTTTTTGATTGCGTTGGGGTTTCGCGCAATCCACTTTGCTTTGGCACGCTTGCATTCATGCTCGCTGTGCTCGTTCAGGCAGTTTGGGCATCGCCAGGCAATGTGCTGCACATCATACTGCTTGCATCCCCCTACCATTTCGCTGGTATAATCAAAGCGTATATCGTCAAAGCGTATGAAATTGTACTCGCCGCAGCTTGGGCATTTGATACACCATTCCTCCTGCGTTCCAATCACATACTCTTTCTCTATACGGCTGGTCTTATCCAGCGTGGGGGTGGAGCACATCACAATCTTTCGGTTGTGAAATGTTTCCGTGCGCTTCATGGCCAGCATTACTGGGTCGCCTTCGCTTCCGGCGCTGGCGGGGTACCCGTCCACCTCATCTAAAAATAGATAACGTATTGGCCTGCTGCGCAGGCCGCTGGGTGAGTTTGCGCCTACCAGCGTCAAGAATCCGCCCGGGAAGCGCTTGCGCAGGATGGTATTGCCGCCGTCCCGGCTTTTTGCTTCGCTCACTTTGTCCGCAAGCGTGGGGCTGTTTTCAATCATGGGCTGCAAGCGCTCGCTGCTAAACCCGCGCGCCATCTCTTCTGTGATTTGCACCATCATGATAGGTCCCGGGTCATTATCGATCACATACCCCATGCAGTTGCTCAGGATTTCGCTTTTGCCTACCTGCGCACTTGCTTTCAGCACGATCTCTTCAACTTTGGGATCACTGAACGCGTCCATGATCTCTCGCTGAAACGGAGCTCTATCTGTGTTCCATCTGCCGGGTTCGGCGCTGCTTACCGATACCAGCACGCGGCATTCATCCGCCCATTGGCTCACGGTCAGCGCCTTTGGTGGCAGAAACATGGCCAGCGTTTGTTCGCTTAATTCCGCCAGCGTCAAATGGAGCGCCCCCTATTCTTCCGCGTCCTCGCTTTCTTCGTCGGCTACGGCCGCCTGCGGCAAGCGGCACTTGGCAATCATCTCCAGCGCCGCGCGAATCTCGCGGCTGATAATCGCCTGTATTTCGGTTTTGTCCTCCAGCATGGTAAGCCGCGGCGCAAGCGATGTTGGTATGCTCAACATTCTATGCCTCACGGTGGTTACAATGTCGCCCCATAGCGCGCGAACATCCTCTGCGTTTACAAGCTGTCCGCGCTGTATCAGCAGATTCAGCTCCGTTTTCTCCATTTTCTTTAGTTCGTGCTGTGCGCGCACCTGGTCAAGGTCAAGCTTTCCGCTTTCCTCGATGGCACAGCTTACGCTGTACGCCACCCAGTTTTGAAAAAACGTGGCTGCGTCCGTTTGCCCGTCTTTTTTCACAAACAGCTTCTCGCCCTCGGGCAGTTTACTGTCAATCTGCTGCAAACGCCGCAAGCTCATGTCCACAAGATCCGCCATATCCTGCTGGGTAAGGTTGCGTTGCGCTTTTTCCTGCCCTGCCGCGTATTTATAGGCGCATAGCTGCTGCACAAACACATTGGCTTTGTATTCCTTTTCGCCCTTTACAAACAGCTTTTGCGTTTCCGGCAGGCTCTGGTTAATCTGCTGCAAACGTGCAATGGAAAGTCCGGCCAATGAAGCCAGCTGTTTTTGTGTAAGTTCCATAACGCTACCCCTTTTTTTGAATCACGCCGTTGCTTACCTTCACAATGTATTCAGCAAGCCGCTCGGGCAGCATAGTTGAAACTTCCTGCCGAATTTTTTCAGCGCTTCGGGTCATAGGCATTTGCGGTACTGCAATGCCCACGCCCTGCCGATATCGCTTTTTCTTGGCAGGGTATTTCTTGGCGGTTGCGTTTTTGGTATGAAACGGTTCCATCATGGTAAACTTGCCGCCACTGAAAACAATTACTTGTCCGCCGCGCTTAACATAGTGCGCTTTCGGGCCGCTGGAGGGGAGTGGCTCATCGCCTTTTGCGATCTTTGCGCGCAGGTTTTTACGCGAAAAAATGAACCCTTTCCTGCGCCCACCTCCGCCAGCGTTCGGTATTTTGATGCGCTCGCCCGTTACGTTGATCACGCAGGATATGCTTGCGCCATGTCCCTTAAACCTTGGGTTGCTCATACTGTGTAGCACCTTGCCATACGCCACGTTGTATTCTTCCCGTATAGCGCGCGTGGCCAGTGTTTTAATCTTTTTACCCACATCCCATACAGTCAGCTGTATAGCGCGGGTGCCAACCTCTGGCGAAACACCGGCTAGCATTTCCTGTATCGTATGCTGCAAATGGCTTACATCCAGCCGTAAAAACGTCCGCAAAGCGCGCACCTCCCGCAACGCAAAAACACCGCCTTTAGCGCGGTTGCGCTTCAGCGGTGTCTTTGCATACTCTTTACGAATACAGTATAACACACATAGGGGGTGCAGTAAAGGGCAATTTGCATTTACCCTATATACTGCCGCAAGTTTTCCAACGTTTCGGTTTTGGCCTTCCAATCTTTTATGGTACGTTCGCTCACGCCCAGTGTTTTGGCAACCTTCCAGGCTGGCTGCCGCTCAACGTACAACAGCCTGCACATCATCCTTCTCGTGCCATCCTGCACGCTTGTCAGTATCCTTTCCGCACATATGATTTGATCAACGTATTGTTGTATCTTCTGGCGGCGTACCATTTGCAAGCGTTCAATATCGCTTATAGCATCGTAGGTGTCCCTGCTCTCGCCTCCGGCTTTGGGCATGTCCGTAAGCGGGTTCCCGCGGCCGCTTAACAACGCGCGTTCCTTGCGTATCTTATCATTCAGGTAGTCAATTTCCATGAAGAGGATTTTACAGCCGCGCAGTATGCGTACATCGTTGTTTTCGTTCATGCCTGCCCTCCTGTTGCTTTCTCCATTTGTGCCGCTTTGATGTCTGCCGGGGTTGGGGGCGCGGCAAAGAACAACGATCCGATAGGGTGCTTCATCATGGTAGCAATCCTCGCGCTCATAACCATCGGGTAGTACTTGGCGCTAAAGTACACCCACACAGCCGCCATTTTCGGCATCGCCTCCACCTGCTCACGTGTCAGCGGCGGGTTCGGCGGGGTTGCGGTTGCGGCGAGGTAGGCGGCTTGTATGGCTTCATCCGCTGTATCTCCTGCCATTAGCGGCGCGCA